CAATAGGTTATTTATCTAATGGTAATTTAGAAAGTGGTTCATTTAATACGGCAATAGGATTTGGTGCTCTTCAAAGCACATTTACAGGTTCAAATAATACGGCAATAGGATTTACAGCGGGCCAAGGCAACGGTTATGGTTCAGGTAATATTTATTTAGGACACAGAGCAGGTAATGGAACAACAGGTAGTAATTTATTAGTTATTGATAATCAATTAAGAGGTGGTAATAATGAATGTTTAACAGGTTCATTAATAGTAGGAACATTTGACGCTGACCCTAATAATCAAACATTAAGGATAAACGCAGCAACTCTTCTTAATGGAAACACAATAGTTACAGGTTCAATAGATATAACAGGAAATTATTATGTTAATGGTGTAGCGTTTAGTAGTGGAACATCAGGAACAAGTGGTGTTAATGGAACAAGTGGAACATCAGGTTCTAATGGTAGTGATGGTAGTTCAGGAACATCAGGTAGTAATGGAACAGATGGTTCATCAGGAACAAGTGGTTCTAATGGAACAGATGGTTCATCGGGAACATCAGGTTCTAATGGTTCATCAGGAACATCAGGTTCTAATGGGTCGTCAGGAACATCGGGTAGTAATGGTAGTTCAGGAACATCAGGAACATCAGGTCTAAATGGTGGTGTATTTTATCAGTTTAGCACAACAACAACAGGACCAGGAACACCAACAGGTCGTATAAGATATAACAACGCAACAATATCAAGTGTTACAAAAATATTTATTAGTGAAGAAGATATTGATGGTTATAATGTAAATAATTGGATTTTAAGTTGGGACGACAGCACAACAACAAGTAATAGGGGACAAATAACTATTATGAATAATGTGGCAGGTGAAACACCATTAGCAGGTTTATTTAATGTAACAGGAGTAACAATTACACAATCAGGATATTATGAAATATTAGTTGAATATGTAGAAGGTGAAGAACCATCAAATAATAATTCACTTTCAGTAATGTTTAGTAGAACAGGTAACGCAGGTTCATCAGGAACATCAGGAACATCAGGAACGAGTGGAACATCAGGTTCTAATGGGTCGTCAGGTAGTGATGGTAGTTCAGGAACATCAGGTTCGTCAGGAACATCAGGTTCGTCAGGTATATCAAACTCATTTTTCAACTATCAAGCAAAGACAACTATAACAAGTGGAAACCCTGGTTCAGGACATATCATTTGGAACAACGCAACACAAACAGGTTCAACAGAAATTAATGTAAGTGATTTAGATATTAATAATGACAATCTTGATATATTTTTAGGAAACTTAAAGAGTGGTTCAAGAATTACATTACAAGATAAAGCAATACAAGGTAATATACAAGTATGGGATATTGGAACTTCAACAGATAATTCAAGTTATTATATTTTCCCCGTAACATTAGTTTCAGCAACACATCAGTTTAGTAACAACGACCAAATATTATTTATCATCACAACAACACCATCGGGAACGAGTGGTAGTTCAGGAACAAGTGGTATAAATGGAACATCTGGTTCTAATGGTAGTGATGGTAGTTCAGGAACAAGTGGAACATCAGGTTCTAATGGTAGTGATGGTAGTTCAGGAACAAGTGGTTCATCAGGAACAAGTGGTGTCGCAGGTTCGTCAGGAACATCAGGTTCTAATGGAACAGATGGTTCATCAGGAACGAGTGGAGGAACAGGTAGTAGTGGAACAAGTGGTGTTAATGGAACAAGTGGAACATCAGGTTCTAATGGTAGTTCAGGTAGTTCAGGAACAAGTGGTGTGGCAGGTAGTAGTGGAACAAGTGGAACATCACCATCAATATCAGGAGCAGGTTTAATTACAACAGGTTCTATTGCTACTATACAATCAATTACAGGTAGTTTAATTATATCAGGTAGTCAATCAATAACAGGTTCATTAGCGTCATCAGGTTCTAATGTATTAAGAGGAGTAAATCAAATTACAGGTTCTAATACATTAGATGGTATTACAAGAGTTACAGGTTCATTACTTATATCAAATCCTGCGATAGTTGTAATGAGTGGTTCAATATCTATGTCTGGTTCTAATACTTTAAGAGGTGCTACAACTATAACAGGTTCTAATACTTTACAAGGTTCAACAACTATAACTGGTTCAATAAACTTACAAGGTTCAACATTAATTACAGGTTCATTATTATTTGACCCTAATAGTAATAATATTACAGGTTCATTAAAAATATCTGGTTCTGTTTATGGTGTAGTTAATAGTTTAACAATCACATCTAATACAGCTTCATTAAACTTAAATAGTGGTAATTTCTTCACACTATCATTACCAACAGGGGTTAATACTTTTGTGTCTGCGTCTAACATTATACCAGGTCAAACAGTAAATCTTGTTGTGTCTAATGGAGGAACAGGAACAATAACATTTAGTAATAATATTAAACAACCATCAGGTTCATTTTATGTCCCAACAACAGGAGCAACAGCAATTGATGTTGTAAGTTTAATATCAGTTGATAGTAATAATTTATATATGAATAATGTTAAAAACTTTATCTAATGAATTATAATCCAATTAGTTTTTGGGAAGGTGAAGGTAGTGGTTCATTCTATCCCGCAGGTTCTTATCAAGTTGAATATCTACTTGTAGGTGGTGGCGGTGCGTCATCAACTAATGGTGGAGGTGGCGGAGGAGGCGGAGGTTTCCTTAATGGATTTACAAATGTAATTTCAGGTTCAACATACACAGTTATTATTGGAGCAGGTGGAGTAGGTGCTATGAGCCAACCAGGTGGAAACGGAAACAATAGTTTATTCGGTCAAATCACAGCAATAGGTGGTGGTGGTGGCGGAGGTGGTTTATCAGGAACAGGGCCACAAGGAAAGAATGGTGGTTCAGGTGGCGGTGAACACAGGTCAAGCACAAGAAACGGTGGTTGGGCAGGATTAGGAAATAGACCATCAAACTTTCCAATAGTATATGGGAACAACGGAGCGACAGGTTCAGCAGCGGGAGCCTCAAATGGAGGTGGCGGAGGTGGAGCAGGTCAAGTAGGAACAAGAGGAGGAATAACAACATCATCAGGAGGGCCAGGCGGTTCAGGTAGTTTATTCTATGGAACATTTTACGCAGGTGGTGGTGGTGGTGGTAATGGAACAGTTGGAACAACCGTTTTAGGAGGACCAGGTGGTGGTGGAATAGGAGGTGAAGCAAATAACACAATTAGTGCGACAGCAGGTGGAATTAACACAGGTGGTGGTGCTGGTGGTTTTGGAGCAAATACAAATGTTGCTGGAAGGTCAGGTGGTAGTGGTATAGCAATAATAAAATATCCAGGAACACAAGTTGGTTCTGGTGGAATAGTAACTACAAGTGGTTCTTTTACAGTTCATACTTTTTTAAGTAGTTCATTTTACAACGCTTAAATTAATTAATATGTCTCATTACGCAAAAATAGAAAATAATTTAGTAGTTCAAGTTATAGTAGCAGAACAAGATTTTATAGAACAAATAGAAGGTGAGTGGATACAAACATCTTATACCAATAGAATAAGAAAAAATTACGCAGGTATTGGAATGATATACGACAGAGAAAGAGACGCGTTCTATACACAACAACCATATAGTAGTTGGATATTGAACGAAGACACTTGTATATGGGAAGCACCAACACCATATCCAACAGACGGAAACTTTTATTATTGGGACGAAGACACATTAGAATGGTTTACAAACGACTAATATTGAAAAGAAATTGAATATAATTGGTGAAATATTGACGATAAACGACTAATTACATATATTAAAGTATATGAGTAAAACTAATAAAGTAACATTAGAAGCGTTCCAATTTGATGGAGCAGCAAGGCTACCACAATATGTGGAGATTTTGCGTAACGAACCCTATGTAAAATACGGTGAGACAAATAATTTATATAGTTCATTTCAAGTATTTTTTCAAAATGTTCCCGTTCATAGAGCGTGTCTACAATCAAAGATATATGGGATACAAGGAAAGGAACTTACAACAGAAGACCCAGCACATCAGGAATTGATTATGTTTGCTAATCCAACAGAGGATATATATTCTTTGTATAAGAAATTGGTAAAGGATTATGTGGTGTTAGGTTCATTCGGTCTTCAAGTAATTCGTTCAAACGATGGTGGAATAGCACACTTTTATCATACACCAGTAGATAAGTGGCGTTCAGGTAAAGCGGGTGAAGATGATATTGTAAGAGATTTTTATTTTAGTGAGAATTGGGATAGGTATAGAGACCAAAGATATAAACCAATTAGAGTTGCTGCGTTCAATATGGAAAATACAACAGACGCAAGACAATACTATTACTACAAAGATTATGAACCCAACGGACAATTTTACTACGGGTATCCAACTTATATATCAGCAGTCCCATCATTACAATTAGCGGTAGAGGTTGTTAATCATCATCTATCATCTATACAAAGTAATTTAACACCATCTATGGCTTTAAGTTTGGTAGGAGAAATACCACCAGCAACGGAGAGACAAGATATAATGGATAAGTTAAAAAATATCTATGGTGGAACAAACGGACAAAAGTTCTTCTTAAACTTTATTGAAAGCAGCGAACAGAAACCACAGGTAGATGTTATTACACCATCAACAACAGATGGACTAT